CTTTTGACCTTCAGGATGCTTACGGATGACACGGCATAGTAACTGATAAATCCTATCAACATTTTGACTTGTAGTCATGTCAACTACATTCACGAGTTCTGGATAATTGAAACCCAATATACCACGACCAACAACTATAAGAATAAGACAATCAATATCTTGCTTAAAGACTTCAATTTCGCTACTATCATAGTCGATGTCAGATATACTGAGTGCTGACTTCACACCAATCTTATCAAAGTAATGTTTAACCTGCATTGCCTGATGCTGACTCCTGCAAGCAATCATTGTCTTTTGTAAACGCTTCAATGTTGGCAACCATTCGGGAAGCAAATTCTGATAATCATTACCTCGGATACTCTTCAATCGCTCAACAATCTTCGCAACAAGGTCATCGAGAGTTTTCTTGGTTTCCGATTCCTTAATATAAACATCCATCTTCAATTCATCTTGAACATTGAAGTCAGTCATCGGGTCGAAAGTATATGATGATGTTGCTATCTCAACATATAAGTCAGAAATCATACCTTCGTCAAAAATTGTGTTGAGTGTAACAGGAATGATTTTAAAACCTTTTCTTATGAACGGTGATGGTGTTCCTGTAAGAAGCAGTTGTTTCTTCGGCTTGGTCTGTTTGATGATTTCCTTCATCATCTTCTCTGCGAAGTAAAATTGGTGTGCTTCGTCCACTATCAACAGGTCAATCTTATTCAATACATTTCCTGCGAGAGTCTGAGGTAAACAGATATTAACATCTGCGGTGACATCGTATTGTGTAAATTTTTCAACAAGGTTATATGTGAAAGCAGGTTTGGTTTCTTTCAGAACATCATGAAACTGTGTTCGGAGAATTGTTGTACCGTGTGCCAATACCATAATCTTATGATTGGGGTTTTCACGAAGATATTCTTCCATCATGTAAATTGTCATAAGAGTTTTCCCTGCTGACGGACAAGCAGCAAGAACTGTTATCTCACGCTGTCCGAGACTTTCTTGTACTTTAGCAATTGCTTCGGACTGGTATGTTAATACTCTCAGACCTCTACTTTCAAACCACTGGTTGTTCATCTTTATCTTTTAATTGTTGTATAATTTTGTGTAATATTATCGTAGCAGTTGATAAGCACCCCACATTAATATAAGATGCATTGTATTATCTGTTACTGCATAAACAAATGCTCTAAAACCACCAGTAAGCATTCTTTGCCCTTCTGAAGTATCAATCCAAGTTTTTGTATATTGGTGATCAACACTGTCAATATAATCCTTTAAACCGCTTCTTTTGATGTATTTCATATATTTTTCAGCAAGTCCGAATTTATCAATAAAGAAATGTGAGAAAAATACCGCAATTATCCAAATTGGTTGAAAATTCCACATGAATAAACAAACAGCAAAGGTATATAGTAGACAGTGTAATATTGCTGCAATCCAACCCTTTAAAGTATTCTTGGATTTATTCATCGCCATCCATTCGTTCTGAAAAAGGTAGTCCCCGCATAGGTGACCAAGTAACATTCTAAACATCATTTGCACATTTCTTTAAGTTCTGCCCATGTTGGCTTTGTGCCTTCTGGTACATAAAATAAAATACCGTCTTCTTCCTCATTGTTACCATCATATTTTAACACGCTTTTGGTTTCACCATTCACTATTCCATCAACCAAATATGCTTCATCAAATTTTGCGCCATCCATAAAAAAATGATCAGTACTTGATGAACCAATGAAGTGTGATTCAGTTTTGCTGAGTTCCATTATTATGAATTTTGTAAGATCAAACCAATCTTTTACGAAATTACCTGAATCAAACACTTTTTTTTCTTTCAAGTTGTCATAAGAAATTTCAACGGATTTGTAACCCAAATCTTCGTCACCAAATTCTGTATAATTTATTCCGTAGACTGCCATAAATTTATTTTGTTTGTTATACGATATCTTTAATTAAAAAGTTACAAAAATTACTGATTATTTTTTTGAAATTCAATTGCTTTATCAAGATTTGCCATAAGCATATCATGTTCAAGTCCTGAAAAATGCTCAATATGACTCAATTTTACTACCACACCTTTCTTAGTATTCTTTATAATTGATCTTACATTATTGAAATCATCATAATCTGTTTGATATACACCAACACTAATAGTCATAAGATTTTCAGGTACTCCAATTTCAATTGGATGATTATTTTTTTTCTTTTTTCTTGGTACTAAAACAGTATATTTTGGATTAACAATATCTTTATCAATATCATAAGTAAATTTAAAATCAAATACAAATCGTACTTTATTAAGTGGTATTTGCTGAAGTATAAATAAATCTTTAGCTGCTTTGATTTGTTTCTTTTCAAGTTCTGTTAATTCTTCGCCATTAACAATAACAGTATCAAAGTTCGGTGGTGTCTGAACTTCAACATGTTTAAAAAATGGAAATTTACGTATTAATTGTAGCATTATTATAATTGTTCAATAAACCAATCATAATTTTCTTGTGACTTATCACCAGTAGCATTATCACATTCATAAAACTTAATATAAAGGTCTATATTATCAAGAATATTTAATTTATCAATTAATTTTATTGCACGTTCTTTTGCTTTATACCAATCTCCACGTCTACCACCTATTGACCATGCATTATATGCATCATCATGCAATAAAATAACTTGAAGAACATTTGTATTATGACAATAATTTTCCGCAAATTTTTGTGCGATATAACCATGATGATTTTCTCCAGATTTTGGTAAATTATGATTTACTTTATATTTAAAAGTATCATGAACTATTGCAATAAGACGTAATTTATCATAGTCTTTATCATCAGAATAAAATTTGTCAATGTTAGCCAGTACTTCTTTTATATGATAGATTACAGCACCCTCTTTATGTCCGGGTCTTGGTTTACCATAATAGCAACCAATAATAAAATCATTATTATTACAAATTGCAGTTTCAATGCCATTTTGAGGTTTAATAATATCTAATATTTCTTCATTTTTCATCTCAGGAATTTAAAAAATTTATACATTCTGTTACTATATTTTCTTTATTTTTTCTATAATCACTCTCCCAAATCACTTTTAAATCATAACCCCTTTCTTTTGCTTTTTGTATTTTAATTTCATCTTTTTTCCAAATGTCTTTAGCTTTTTCATTAATAAATTTTAACGGAATATCAGAAGATTTATATTTTTCTGGATTTGCATGAAATTTATCTCCATTAAATTCAATAATTTTTTTAATATCTTCAACTACAAAATCAAAATTAGTTGAATGAATACCACAACTAAATTCATGATTTAATTCTCCAAAATATACTTTTTCGTATTTAATTTTTTCGTATATTTTCCAAAATAATTCTTGTGAAATAGAAGACCAATTATTTTTATTCATTAAATTATATATCTTAAAATGTGATTTTTCTGAAGTTTTTTTATTTCTTTCACAATATTTTATATTTCCTTCAATTTCACCATATTTTTTAATATACCAAGATAATGAAAAAACACCTTTCATACTATTTCTAAAAGCAAGATATTCTTCATCATTTAATCTTTCTTTAATTGATAATCCTTTTTGAGCATTTTGTGCTTTTTTTAAACCATCTAATTGTAATTTTTTTCTCTCTTCTTTTTTGCTGTTCCATTCAGCATTAATTTTATTAACATCAATATTAAGATAATTTAATAAATAATCTTGATATAACATCCCATCGTGTTTGTTAAGTATATGGGATGCAATACCAGATGCACTTTTAAGTTTAATGCCACAAATTTTACAAATATATGGACCTGTAATTTTAATTTTTACTTTAGTTTTATATCGTTTTTTTGAAGAAATTTTATTCATAATTTAATACTATTCATTAAACGATTTTTCATTTTTTCAATTGTTTCAACAGGAACATCATGAATGTTTACACCATTGTGCCTATTTTCAATTACAACTGAAAAAATTTTATAATTAAAACATTTTGCATATTCAATATATATTTCAATTTCTTTTTCAGTTGTATTTGTGTTAGCTATAATAATTGGAGAAATATCTTTCTGCATAAATCTCCAACATTTTTTTTGACACCATGCATGAGCAATCCCCACATTTTGAGGTAACCAATTATATTTGCCTTTACGTGTGTGCCAATCATCAGCACAACATATAGCCTTTCCAAGCAATTCTGCAAAAGAATTTTTACCTGCACCCGGGATGCCCCTCAATATTATTAATACTTTTTTCATCCTGCAATTATACGAATATTTTTTGAATTAGTTACAAATTACCATTATTATTTTTGAGGAATTACTCGTAATAGTTTAATATCAATATCTGGTCTATCTTTTGGATATATTTTTACTTTTTCTATACGTATTGCTGAATCAATTTTATTAGCAATATCATAAATTTGTGTTTCAGTCAAATCAAATTTTAATTCAACATCAATTTCAACCACAAATTTTAATTTTTTAATTTTTTTTAAATCTTCCATTTTTTCATATTATTAAATTACAAATTACCACCATAAAGTGAGAAATATTTTTGGAAATGCATCTAAACCTTCATCCAGTTGCTTTTCTTCTTCATCAGTAAGAATTAATGTACCATTATCTCGTGCTGTTAATTTCATTGCAATTAAAAACTTTTCAATATCATTAATTAATTCTTCGTCTTGATCTAATATATTTTTTGAAATTTCTACATATCTTTCTAAACGTGGAATAATGAAATTGGCTATTGTATCCCGTAAACTCCAAGTTTCAGAATCATCAAATCCCCTTCTGATACGTTGTTCAGAATATTCTTTTTCTCTTTTATCATCCTTTTCAGTTAATGAAAAACAAATATTTGGAGTACCAATATATTTGTGATCAATCAATTTTCTCATAATACAAAGATATAAAATTAATTTAAATCAGATACATGAAATTTTTCATTTAATGTTTTTTCCAAACTATCATAAATTTCTGTATGCTTTTCCCAAAATATAACAGTGTTAATTAGTTCTTCAGCAGCTTCCTGATTATTTTGATCTCGTATATCAAACTTTTCTTTTAATGAAGGAATCATTTTTGAATAATCGCTTGGCTCTAAATTATTTGCCATACTGTAACCACAAATAAAATTAATTACTTTTTTCATATTTTTTTTAATTTAATTTTTTTTAATTTTATCTAAATCAAAAATACCGTCTGCTTCACCCATTTCATTATAATATTTCAGACAGTCTTCTGTGGCAGGATAAAATAAAAGTCTGTCAATCACTTCTTTGTAATCTTCAAAATTTGGGTCAGTACGAAGTTCTTCTCTGAGTCTATCAGCTTCTGCGTCCCAATTTGCGGGTTCTTCCCAATATCCAACAAAATGAATAACAGTAAAATTTTCACTTTTAAAATCTTCTGGATTTAAAGGGTACACTAACAGTTCAATAAAATCTACAAAATCTTACAAAAAACTATAAAAAATAATTTTTAACAAAAACCGATATTTTTATTTAATATATAGTATTTATAAATAAGGAATGTATTTACACCCATGTTAAGAGCAATTAAAATAAGATTATATCCGAATAAAGATCAACAGGCTTACATAAGTCAGTTACTTGGTTGTTATAGAAAGGTTTATAATCTTTCACTTAATTATAAAATGGAGCAACACACTTTAAGTGGCATAACAGCAAATATGAAATCAATTGGGAATGAATTTCATAATAACTGGACAAAATCAGATGAATTTCATTATTTGAATGACCATAATACAAAGGTAATGAAACAAGCAATTATCAATATGCTTGATTCTTACAAAAGATTTTTCATTAATCATTCCGGCTTTCCGAAATTTAAATCAAAACATGATAATAAACAGTCTTGTAGATTTCCATCAGAAGCAATATCAAAAAGAAATGATTATGAATCTAATAGACTTACTTTAATTTCTCAATTAAAAGATATAAAATTCAAGTGTTCAGACGAATACAAAAAGTATTTAAATAATCATAAACAGAATATAAGGTCAACAAGTCTCTCCAGAACAAAATCTGGTAATTATTTTCTTTCGATTTTAATAGATGGTGATTTAATGAAAACATATGGCAATTCAAGGAATGAGATTGTTGGTATTGATTTAGGAATTAAAGATTTTATTGTTACCTCGAAAAATCAGACATTCGAAAATATTAAAATTAAAAGAAATAATCAAAAGAAATTAGCTAAATTAAATCAAGAACTTTCAAGAAAACAAAAAAATAGTAAAAACAAAAACAAAGCAAGAATCAAATTAGCAAAATATCATGAAAAATTAAATAACATCAAAGAGAATTATTTACATCAAGTTTCAAACCAATTACTTAACGAAAATCAAGTTATTATAATGGAAGACCTTAATGTAAATGGAATGTTACAAAATCATCACTTAGCAAAATCAATTCAGGAATTATCACTTTCTCATTTTAAAGAAATATTAAAATACAAAGCAGAATGGACTGATAGATATATTGTTGAGGTTGATAGATTTTATCCTTCGAGTAAATTATGTTCAAATTGTGGTTACAAAAATAATGAATTAACATTGAAAGACAGAGAATGGACTTGTCCAGTATGCAAAACTCGTCATAATAGAGATTTGAATGCTGCAATTAATATAAAAAATGAAGGAATGAGAATAATTAAAAATAAAATATTTAAGTCAATTGACTTGAATTTAGTACCCACCCGTTGTGGGAAATTAACGCCTTTGGAGAGCAGTCAAAAGACACTCGATGAATTAGGAAATAAAAACTACACTACTAATTTTTTGTAGATTTTTTTGAACGGTCAATAATCATTATACCATACCTAAACTTTTCCATCTATATCGTCTTTTAAAATTTCACGTACTTCCATAAGAGCTTTTCCAAGTAAATTTTGACCTCTCCAATTCTTTTCATCAAGAATTCTATCGTCATTATGATATAACCCAATGCCCCAGATTTGATCGTAGGGACTGCTTTCAACTATTATTTTATCTCCTGTGGAAAGTAAGATTTCTTTCAATTTTGGATTTTGCCCAAACTTAGCCAAATTAACAGCTACCATAACATAATATCCTTCTTTTAACCATTTTTCAGCATTAAAATTTTTAACTTTACGTCCTAATCTTTTGCATTGATCTGGTGAAGGAGTTTTTAATATTTTTTCAGCAATTTCCATATCACCAAAATATGTTGCTTTTACCCACATGAATGCCTGTTCAGAATTAAAGAAAATTATGTCTCTATATCTGAATTTACAATCATACCAGTTTGAAAATTCTGACCCCCAAAAAAATACATATTTATCCGTTATTCTTTCCATAATTAATTATTTAATTATTCCTTTGTTTGCTAATATTCCATACACAATAAAATATATTATATATAATATTGGAAACCAAAAGAATTTTAATATTTTGATAAATTTTTTCACGATTCAATTATACGTGTAGGGTTTAAATAAATTACAAATTACCAACTATTTTTATTTGTATTCATTACCTTTTTTAATTCAGCAATAATGTTTAACATTTTTGTATTAATGTCTTGTTTAATATCTACCCAATCCATATCCCATTTTGTTTGCCAATTTTTATTCTTTAAAAACATAAATGAAGATAATGTTAAATCCGTATCAACATCTTCACCCGTAATAGTATTGAGATATTTAAATTGGAAATTAGAAAAATTATATTTATATTTTCCATCTTTAGTTTGAATTTCTACAGTAAAATTAACCACACCATAAATAGGTTGGTGAATCATACCAGCACGACAATGAGCAATACCTGCATTAAAATTTCCTTTTCCTATTATTTTTCCAGCTTCTTTATCATTTAACTGTATAACATCTTTTGCTGATTTAAATATATTGACAAACCATTCATTCGCTCTACCATAAAGTTCCTTAGAATTAACGCTATCAATATTAATTATGCCTGAATAAACAATTTCACCATTTTCATTAAGTGGAAAAATAGATTTGGTTTGTGAGAAACTTGGTAATACTATTACTAACATTACCGACATTAAGAACAACACATTTTTTAATTTCATGATTTCTATTTTAAATTAATAATATCTTTTATACGTATATTTTTTAAATAAGTTACAAATATAAGAAATATTTTTAAAATAACTTGCTTTTTTAATTATTTTTTAGTATTTATATGTAAATACATTGTTACTATGAAAAATAAAGAAATAAAAAAATTGTATACGATTAGAATATATTCAAAGCAATTAGAATATTTGCGTAAAGTTGCTGAGAAAAATTTTACTACTGTTACACAATATTTTACAGATTTAATTAATGCTGACATGAAAAAAAAATAATTATGAATAAAATTTGTGGAATATATAAAATTACATCGCCAACAGGTAAAATTTATATTGGTCAATCAAGAAATATTAATTTAAGAATTAAGTATTATAAAAATGCTTGGTGTAAGGACCAACAAAAAATTTATAATTCAATTATAAAATATGGCTGGGAAGCACATAAAACTGAAATTATCTGTGAATGTAATTTAGATGAATTGGATGATTTAGAAAAATATTACATTAATTTTTATAATACTTTTGATACTAAACATGGATTAAATTTGACTAATGGAGGTACAACAGGTAAATTATTATCTAAACAAACAAAAGAAAAAATCAGTGATATCCATAAAAATCAAATAGTGAAATCTGAAACAAGAATAAAATTAAGTTTAGCAATTAAAGGCATTAAACGTTCTTTAGAAACTATTGAAAAAATGCGAAAAGTTAAAACCGGATTAAAACATACTGAAAAAACAAAACAAAAAATTAGAGACAATAAATGTCACACATATGAAATTTATGACAACAACGCATTATTAACGCATAAATTTCATTCAAATATAAAAAAGGAATTAAAAAAATTAAATTTACCTGAATGCCTTTGTAAAACATATAGAAATAATAATAAATTACAACGTGGAAAACATAAAGGTTGGTATATAATTAAATTATAAATCAATCCTATTGGTTAAAACATATGCTAATGTTGTTGGTCTACTTACTGCAACATAAAAAATTTGATTTTGCTCACACAAAATTCTATTTAATCTAATATCAGTTTCTAAAATAAATACATTATTAAAATTACCACCCTGAACTTTATGAATGGTGCAAGCAAAACCATAATCTAAATCTTTTTTTATAATATCAATTGTACTTCGATACGTACCATCGGCATACTTATCAATGTCACACATTAGTAAATTATTTCTTCTAAAATCATAATATTTAGACCACAATTTTTTATTATTTTTTCCCATGTCAACAAAAAAATCGTGCATTTGTCCATATAAATGAAGGTTCTCATAATTACTGGTGTCTATAATAAAAATATCATCGTATTTAAATTTTTTTCCGCCCAAATCTTCTTTAAGTTTTATCTCAAATCCTTTTATATCGTATTTATTTTTTATTAAATCAGACTTCTCAACTATTCTATAATCAGCACTATTTTCAATTATGTTATATGTTAATTTAGAATTAGTAATGGTTCTATATCCAGTTAACAAATCATTTTTCTCAACAATGTCAACATGTTCTCCAAATAATTCAGTTCTAATTATTTTATTACACTTCATTACGGTTTCATTTCTCCAAGCAATAGTTTTAACATAATTGGGATTATTCTTAAACTCATCTGAATTATATTTCTCAAACATTGCTTTACGAAATTCTTTATTATCTACGGTAAATATAATGCCTTCTCCTTTAATATTAATATTTGTTTTTCTGTCGAACCCATTATTAATTTCAATATTATTTCTTATGTCGTCATATAATAATAATAATGGATTACCATCAATTTGTCTTTCAATTTTAGTTAATTCTATTTTTTCTATTTCATTATCAAAAAAAACTTCACTGCGTCTTTCATTTACGGGAGGTATCTGATAAATATCCCCAATGAATAATATTTTTGTTTTACTATTTTTATTCTTTTCTTTTATTAAATTTAATAATCCAATATTTATCATCGATGCTTCATCTATAATAATTAAATTGTACTGTGTTATTTGAGGTTCAGCAATAGGATTAAAAATAGGATTATTTGGTGAGAAATCTTCAACCGATACATCTATTCTTAATCCAAGCAATGAATGTATGGTTTTAGAATTTTTACCTGTTGTGTCGGCAATAACTTTTTTAGCACGATGTGTAGGCGCAGACACTACTATACCACCATGATATTCATCCAATATTTTTTTTATAATTGTACTTTTACCTGTACCTGCAGGACCGGTTAGAACCAAATATGATTTATTTTTCTCTTTCAGCCATCTACGAATTTTATTAATACCTTCATATTGTTGATCGTTGAATGTAATTATCTTACCAGTTGGTAATTGTAATTGATTATCTGCAAGTTTTTCTTTGGCTTGCTTTTGTGTATAATCGCTGAAGAGTTGTTTAAGCTCTTCTTTTTTGCTCTCTTCTATATCTTCTTCCATTATTTTCTAAGTGACTTTAACATTTTTATAAAATCGTATAATTTATTAATATCTCTGAATTTACCAATATTTGAATGTTCATATAATTCAATAGTCCATGTATTTTTAACACGTTCATCATTGCTATTACTGATAAAACATAATCCTTTTATATCCAACGTATAATAATAAAACGGATTTTCACCACAAGCATCTTTTTCATTTACGTCTTGTCTTTTAAAACCAAGAAAAATCAATTTTTTTTCTGTTATATTATTCATATTCTTTTAAAATTTTCATTAAAAAACCGCATTGCATCTTTAATAGTATCATCATGATTAAATGCCCATTGATAATCGTCATAAGTAGAATAGAACTCAATCATTTTCATCCATTTAACCATAGCAGTTTCTTTGTTTGTAAATGTTTCCGCAAACAATGGAAATTTATCTGGTTCATTTTCAACAAAGTCAAATACTGAAAGATAAATATGTGAAACGTTTTGACGTTTATTATTTGGATTATCATTAATATAAATTGGTTGTTTATTGTTATTAAATATAAGTTGTTTTTCATATTCTGGAAGATATACTGATGTTTCTTCATAAACTTCTCTAATCATTGCTTCATGAGTGGTTTCGTCATAGTCCAAATATCCACAAGGTACACCATATTTACCAGCTTCATCAAGCATTTTTTGTGAGCGTTTGGTAATAAGAACATACATACCATCATTTTTAACAGCAAATACAACACCAACTACTGCAACTGATCTACTAATCCAGAAATCCTGATCGATTTTAAGTCCACGACCATCATTATAATTATATCTAAGATGATAGTTTGGTCTATTATTAAATTTTCTTACTTCGTATTTTCCTTGTTCTTTCATTATCTTCTGTTTTTACTTAAGTATGTTAAATTCTTCCACCTTTCTTTTATTTTTTTTCTTTCTTCATCAGATACATTCAATGATTCAGTATATTCATATAACAAATTACTATATTTAAGTTCAAGATCATTATAGTTTAATATTATGTCTTGAATTTTCTTTCCAAAACCCTTTAACTGACTTCTTTGTAATGCATGTACTCCATAATAATTATTTGATAATTCAATTCTTCTGCTATTATAAACTCTACCTTTGAAAAAAAGCATTGATAATAGTGCTTCCTGTGGAATATCAATAACTCTTTTTTTTGCTGCTTTAACCGTTCTCCACCCATTTTCACCCTTTATTATTAATCCAACATCTGGTGGCATTTCTTCTGCAGTTGTAATACCTGCTAAACAAGCATAATAAAATCTATTACAATATGATAAATATTTTTCATATTTTTTTGATTTTAAATCCTGTATAAAATCTGATCGAGTTACTTTACATTCAAAAATATTTACAATAAATTTAACATAAGAACAATCAATTGATATCACATCAGCCACGCCCAATCCCTTTTTATTTAACCAAACACTTCCTAATGGAACTTCAATAAAATTAGTACCTTTAGCTTCAGCCAGAGAAAAACATAGGTCTCTATGGGTTTCACTCGGTTTTAGCTTTGTTGCTGTCATTATTTTTAATTTGTATTTCTTTCATAGTACAAAGATATGAATTAATAAATAAATAGCTATAAGTATAATTAATAATATGCCAATTTTTTTAAACATTTATATATTATGCTAATTTTTTATCTTTAATTAAATCACGTAAAAATACATTTTTTACCGTTCATAAAAATCTACAAAAAATTAGTAAAAAGTTTGACAAAGATACAAATATTTTTCTAAATAATCATAATTTTTCTTAAATTTTTCTGAACTGTTCAATAACCCCAAAGATTTCATATTTTCAGTAACCACTTTATACATTATCTTTTCTTCTCATTATTACGTATTTCTTTTTTTCTTTTTCTTTCGTGAATATATAAAAATATACCAAATATTATACACATTCCAATTACTGCAGCAAATAAAATTATTAATAATTCATCAACAGTTTTTATATTTTTCATATTATACGTAAATCAATAAACAATAGTTACAATTACTGATTTAAAAATTTTATTACTTTATCTTCATATGAATATGATAACTTATCATTGATTTCAGTTTGTTTCAAATTCAAGCCATTTTCATTACATATTTCAAGAAAATGTACTGTGGTAATTCCATTATTATCAATAGTATGTTTAATCAATTCTTTATAAATGCCCATATTTTCATTTAAAAGGTCTTTGGCTCTAATTTTTTCTTCCTTTAAGATACCTTCAATAATATCATCTGTTTTTTCAGTACAATAATTTAATTCTTGTGATTGTGGTGCTTCTTTTTTAATTGTTCTTGAAACAATGCCGTCCATTCCATATTTTCTAACATAACAACCAGCAGTGTCAGTTGCATTTGATATATCTGCAGATGCTCCAATTGATTTATAATCTTCACCAAATACAAGTTCTTCAGCAACTAAGCCGCCTAAATAAATAGCAATACGATTTCTTACAAATGTTCTGTTTTCAATTGAACTATGATTAATAACAAATCCTTCTGATAAACCAGAACTATTTACATTGATCTGTCTGGGCGGAGTTTTATATAAAATAGCATATAATAACGCATGACCTAATTCATGAACAGTTACTAGTATTTTTTCATCTCTTGTTTTTCCTTCACGAATATTATCAATATCAAGCACCACATCCTTTTCATATCTTTTTTCTTCAATATAAGTAACTAATTGATTATCTATAATATCAAGACACATTTTATTTAAATCATTCACCAAACATAAATATAAGAAAAATGGTAAATTACTGCCTAACAAATTATAAACTGTTGAAATTGCGGGTCTTACACCCTGTGTTGGAAACACACCATTTCTATAGATAGCATCATAAACATTATCAGTTAAAATAATCTCAATATTATGTTCACTTTTAACTCTATTAAGAATTAAAGCACAATTTCTTTTAATAATTTCATAATAACTTTTCTTATCCAAACAAGGATAAATCACATGATTATTTCCAAATCTTGCAATTTGCTCTGGTTTGAATTGCTTTGCAAGTGCATTTTTAATATGAATAATATTAACTCTTTTTGATAATTCATGATATATGTCAGCATCTCTTTCACTATCTTCAACTTCATCAGCCATTGTAAATGCTTGATCAAGATTACCAGATATGAAGATAAGCAATTTTTCATATGATTTGCCTTCATTAACATTACCTAACTTAAGACTGCTTTCCATAATTTCCATGCGCTGTTCAAGACTCATTTTCATGATCTCTTCTGCGGAAACACTTAAATTAAGCATTTTTTTAAACCTGTTTGCAGTCCAATATGATGTTTTATATTTATAATTTTTAGGTTTCTTTTCTTTGGGTACACCATTTTTACCTTTACCTTTTTTTAATTGTTTATTACTTGGTTCATCCTCTTCATCTTCATTTTCTCTTCTATCTGAATAATACATTTCTTCAAATAATAAATCCAGTATTTCTGCTCTACGTTGAGAATTATTCTGAAATTTACCATCAGAAAGAAGCATCCAAATATCATTGAAATACTTATTTTCAATCATTATACCAGCTTCATCAACAGTGCGATAACGTTGAATTTCATCCAGCAGAAGTATTGCTGGTTCATTTGAATCAATACCAGAACTTTCCAAAAAATTTTCAATATTTTTTGAATAGTCATTCTTCATATCCATCTGGATTTCTATAAACTTGTCAGTATAATTTAACAATTTTACAAGATTACGCACTAAATCAGTTTTGCCCACACCTGTAATGCCCCAGAGAGAAACTATTAAAGGTCTAAATTGAAGTTCTGGAGTAAGATACCATAATGATATGCTATCAATTATCTTATCAATTACTTCATCAATTCCAATAAATTTTTCTTTAAGTGCGACTTTAACCCCATCAAGCACTTCTCTTCTCGACTTAATTCTTTCAAGAAATTCGTTATTCATAATTTAATTTATTTCAGTTGCAAAGTTACTATATTAAATTAGATTTGCAATATATTTTATACAATTATCACAAAGTTCAAGTTCTCCAGTAATTATACTCATAATTTTTTTCTTTACTTCAATATTTGTAGTTTCATTATAATTTCTCACCATTGATACTAAACCGCTTAATGGACTGAGTTTATTACGTATGTCTGCACCAACAATATCTACTTCATACATTTCAAACTCCACAAGTTCATAATCATCGATATTAAAATTCACATCTGCCCATAAATTTTTATTGTAGAGTATTTTCATTAAATCAATTGTAGCTGTAATTGGTTGTGGATTAGGTAATTCTGAAGTAAAAATTATATTTAATCCACCGAGTTGTTGTATTTCAACAAATTCTTTTGTTTCCTTTTTTCTAAGTGCTTTGAATTTCATAATTAATTTTTTATAATTTGTCAAATTCTTCTTGAGTTAAAAAACTTTCCAATACAATTTCGCTGTCAGGATTTATTCTATCCGATTTATCAATTGCAAGCACACAACGGTCTTCAACATTAACTTCAACTATAATTGCTTTAAAATAATCAAAATCAAGTCCTGCAGGAACTTCTTGATATATAGCATCACCCACTTTAAGTGCTCTCCAGCGTTTGTCTTCTTCGACAAAATCTGTCATGATTTTATAAAATTCTTTTGGTTTCATAATTCTCGTGTTACAATTTCAAATAATTTCTTTATGAACATTCTATGGAATACCGCACTTGATTGATAATCACCATAATTTTCTTCAGTAATAACCACATCAGGAGTATTTTTAAGTATTGCAACTTCTATGGTCATGTCTTCAAAACCATACTCACCAGTGGGTTCGACTTCACCCATACCATTAGAACGACCATACTGCACCTTTCTTTTCAAAGTTATATTTTTCACAATGTGATCTTTTTCAAGAACCTTCTTAACTTGATTTTCATCAAAAAATCCATCAAATTTAAAATAATATTGTTTCATAATTTATTTGTTTTCTTCTATTGGTAACGTATTTTTATGTGAATATATGTCATGCATTGCTTTTTGTAAATTATCCAATGCTTCATCTTTTGTTCCTCCCTCTGAAATTACATTGGAAAATTCTTTAAAGAATACAGTAAAACCACCTTGTGGGTCTTCTACATATATTGGAGTTACTGGTATTGTAAGTAGATATACACTCATTTTATTTCCTCTTTTTTTATTCTAAATGAATGCTCTTCATTTTGAGATTTTATTTTTATTTCATTTTTTAACATTTTTCCAATGTGTTCTGCAGCAAGACGGGCATTAACACAATGTGTCAGGTCTTCTTTAGTATAAGGCTGACCATTAAGTGTTGAAATACCTTCCCAGATATTTCTACCCTTTGGTGGTATTCCTTCAACTTGTCTTAGTTCAATTAACAAGTTTAAATCTTTTGGCTCTCTATCAAGAGTGTAAGATAGTTTATAATTACCCTTTAGTTCCATTTGTACAGTTATCAATTGTTACAGATATAAATTGTTTGTCATCATCGTATTTACCCGCTTTATTAATAAACACAATACTGTCTTTTTGCTTAATCAAATCAATGATTTGCTGTTTATTGGTACAGATAGTACCTTTACGATAAGTTTCCTGATAAGTAATTTTTTTCTTTGCCATATTAATTTTCATTTAAAGTCCATACAAATAAAAAATCTCTATTAAATTTATTATCACAAATTGAACATGATATTGCTTTTCTTCTATGCCTTAATATTCTTTTACCACAATTAGGACAAGTACCCATATATTTTGGCTTAACATGTGCTTCACCATGATATAATCTTTCACCATTACAGCCAATTTCAATTGCTTTTTGTTTCCACATTAAATCATGTCCATGTTTTCCTCCAACTAAGCCATGTGCAATTTCATGAAGTATAGTATCTTTAATTTCTTCTGGTTTAAGAAGTGGTAAATAAATTTTTGACAATGAAATTATTTTTCTTCTACCCATACAACGACCTAATCTATGACGTGCATTATCAAATACAAATTTCTATGTTAACGTGGAAAGACCGTTTTTTTCCATTAATGTTATTGCTAATATCTTTGCTTTAGCTTCTGTCATAATATAATAAATTTATTTTTTACCATTTCTCTTTGTAAGTACTGATAGAACCATTTACTAAACATATTCGGAAGTTTTGCATAATCAGCAAAACCATAGAGTCCACAACTATGAAAATCGTGAATTTCGATTATAAATGTATGATAATCATTTACTCCAACATCCAATGTATATGCCACAGGTGCTTCACCAGATTTTTCAAAGGCAGTAATCATTTCACTTATTGCCAATACTCTTGGAAATTTTGTGAATTCACCAGAATAATTTTGTAAACCTACAATTTTGCCCTCAAAGACAAAAACACGCCATTCACTATCAATACTAATAAATTGTGAAACTTGATAATTACCTGCTGGCAATGGCAGCATGCCCGGTTCTTTAAGTTCAATAAATTCAGCAAATCCTTTTATTTTATCATTACTTTTAACAAAATATTTTGCCCCAATTACATTTTCAAAATCCATATGATTACCGTTTTTTATTGGTCTATGTGAATATCGTGGGTCAAATAAACATGCAGGTACGTTTCTTGGCTTTGGTGTTAAACCATAAAAATGCTGAAGAAATTCAGTGACAAATTCTACGCTACCAACAGGCACATAATTTTTGTGAAATTGTTTGAACTCTATAGGTGGATAAATGTCATCTGGCTCAAGTAATTCAGGTGTGTTAATAAATTTCACCTTAATCTTTTCTTTTTTATCATTACGTGTCAGCCAATTCTTAAATCTTACAGACTCAAGTAAGGCAAAAGAAAAATCATGTCTGATTTCTCCATCAATTTTTTGAATTAAAAATTTCATCGTTGATGTTTTGATGCTTCTTCTAAAATAGCTTTCTCATATTCTTCCCAGATTTTAATACTATCTCTAATATAATTTTTTATATCAAGACTTTCAGTATTTGCCAAATCAGCATAAAGTGTTTTAATGATATCACCACATCTTACCAATACATCTCCGTTTTTTACTATTGAAGTTACTTTTACTGCTCCCATAATTAAAATGTTTTATGTTTAAAAAAAGTTTTTATGTTATTCACAATTGTAGGCGTTAAACCACAATATTTATCACATTGAAAAAAATTAAATTGTTGATTTAAAAGCATATCGTTATCATCATCAATTATTGCATAACGATGAAAATCAAAATAATGCACACCAAACCATTGAAAACAATTATCTTTAAGCCATTTACTTATTTCAGTACCTCTTTCGTATCCAGTATATGGTGTTTTGTCAATAATTGTAAATGTTGCTCCACAGTAATTGAATATTTTCTGCAGGTCTTCAACAGACCAACCACTTCTCATTGAAGCACTAATCACAATCGCACTGTTTGTTTCCTTGCAAAGCCAGTTCAATAATCCGATACGCATTTCACAAGTTTCGCTCTTATAATATTCTAAATCAGTAAGCTGTTTTTGTTTAAGAAGTTTACGAAGATATTTTTTGACTGTCTTATATAGAGGTATACCATCAAAGCGTTTCAGATGTGCAAACTTTTCATCATAAAAAAGCTGGCAATTCAGAACACCGTCATGATCAAGGAAAATAACGTTTGTAAATTTGTTTACTTCTGGCTTAATCATTATATTTTACGTTTAAAATATTATTTTTTTGCAAAATTGTTCTTCAAATGTTATAACAGTTATTTCACCACCACAATGACTGGTAAATAATTCTTTTAATTTGTTTCTGAATTCTTCAAGTTCTTCGTTATTATCAAAATAGAAACTGCCTTCAACATTAAATGTTACTGGATTTTCGCCATTCACAATAATATGAAAACCATTTATTTTTATGATCTTTATAAGATTGGCTAATAATTTTTTTGTAATTTTCATACTCGTTATACGTATATAATTAATAAAAGGTTACAAATTTTCCATGCAAATATAATTAATTTATTTTAATTGCAACTTTTTTTCAAAAAAATTTGTTGATTAAATAAATTGTATTACTTTTGTTGTTTAAATCTAAAAATAATGGAAGAAATAAGAAAACATCTTGAATCAAAAGTAGAATATACAACAAAAGAATACGATGATATTTATTATCATTGGAGAAACGCTAAAAAAGAAATTGAAAGAATGACGAATGAATTCAAATCACTCACAACATCACTTGATAAAGCAAAAAGTGATCTGGACTATTATAGAAAACTTTTAAAAGAACTTAACGAACACGAAAATATCCAATGAAATACGATTTTGTAAAAATTAGAGAATATGCTGAAAAGTGTCACGATGACGCTAATTGTAAATATGCTGACGGAAGCTACATGATTCATGTTGATAAAGTGGTATATGCTGTTGAAACATATCAAGACGTATTTCTTCGTCCAATTGATGCGGAAATTACTAAAGCAGCGGCTTATTGTCATGATTTACAAGAAGATGCAAGAGAAACTTTCAATAATATAAAAGAAATAATAAGTATTGAAGCAGCAAAAGTTGTACTGAGAGTAACTGATGTACCTGCAGAAAACAGATTAATGAAACATTTACTCACAATGGGTAAGACTGTTGAAGATCATCGTGCTATTATTTTAAAAATGTGTGATATTTGGGCAAACGCAACATTTAGCTGTGAAAATAGTACCTCAATGTATCCTAAATATGTTGATGAATACCAATATCGTAAGCCAATATTTCAATCAGCATTAAAATGGTACACACAGTATCTTGATCAGGAAATACTTAAACATTTATGGGGAGAACTTGATTATGCTCATGGTGTTAAAAGCACTTACTTATATTTAAGATTAAATTTAGAATAATATATGAAAAAAAAGGTTTACACAGAAAATGTAGAGGCATTAACCTTATGTGATGAAGTTCAGCGTTTAACTCGCAGAAGAAATAAACTTAATGCTGAAATTTATGACAAAATAAACAAAATGAGATTGGTGTGTACACATACAGAAACAAAAGTTGAAGACAGTTATGTTAGTGGTGGATATCTCAACAGAGAAGAATTCATTAAAACAACTATTTGTATTGTATGTGGGAAAGAACTTAATAAAGATATTACTTACGGTGGATTTAATTAATAACTTAATAATATGGCAATAAAAAGTGGTTATCCAGAAGAACCTTGTTTGGGTCATCTTATGCTTGACCTTGAAACTATGGGTAAAAGAGCAGGATGTGCAATTGTTTCAATTGGTGCAGTAGAATTTAATATTAATACTGGTAATATAGGAAGAACCTTTTATAGAGTGATTAATCTTCAATCATGTTTAAATGTTGGTCTTGTTATTGATGCCAGTACTCTTTATTGGTGGTTACAACAAAGTGATGTAGCAAGACAAGCAATTTGTAAACCAGCAGATAGTATTCAAACTGTTTTAAATGAATTTAGTTCATTTTTAGCCATTCTTCGTGATTTTCAAATTTGGGGTGATGGTGTAAGATTTGATGTTGGAATTCTTGAAGCAGCATATTTTGCAATTGGTAAAGGAGATACATTACCTTGGTACTTTAGAAATGAAAGAGATGTAAGGACATTGGTTTCTTTTGCTCCAGAAATTAAAGAACAGTATCCTTTTATGGGCACTCAGCATAATCCAATTGATGATTGTAAACATCAAATAGGCTATTGTTCAACAATTTGGAACAAATTAAAAATAAAACAAAAATTTTTGTAACCTTTTTAATGTTGGTTACGTATAATATGCATTTATAATGAACAATGAAAAACGATATTTATTTTTAGACCTCGACAGTGTTATGATTACAGAAAGAGAATTCAATTCAGTAATACAATCTACTTATATTGTAAAGCCATTTGACCCACATTGCGTTGCGGTGTTAAATGAAATTATTGAAGCTGTTAATCCTTTCATTATTCTTACTACTGACAGGAGATTAGAATTAAAACTCAAAGAAATGAATGAGGTCTTTAGATATAATGGTATTAATTCACCAGTTAAAGATTACACTCCTGATTTCTGGGGTACACAATTCAAAAAACTTCAAGATGCTGATATGTGTCGTGGATTTGAAATTCTCAGATATGTACATCAATATCAAATTGAAAATTATGCTGTGGTTGATGATATGAATCTCATGTGTTGGGTTTCAGATCATTTTGTTTGGTGTACGAATTCAGTTGAAGGACTTAATCAAAATGGTATTAAAGAACAAATTTTAAAACTTTTAATATAAAACAATGTATATAAATTTATTTTTATGAAAAACGAAAAACTGGAATTATTATTAAACAAGGTTGTTGAGTACAACAATCCTGCTGCCTATGATGGTAAAGGTTGCAATTTCAAAGGCTTTCTTTATAAAGACAGCGAGCAATGTTACTATATCAAGGTAATTGAACACATTAGTGGTACTGATATCGCTGAAGGCGATAAAATATCACTTATAGAAGGTGATGAAGAATTTATTATTCATGCCGAGAAACCAAAACTTATGGTAGTTGATAAAGAATCATGGCACTATGGCTTAATGACATATGTACTTGGTAAAAAAGCACCAACTCCACAAACAATGCAAAACGGTTGTCCATATTTTTGGTTATTATTATTTTCACTATTTGCATGTTCATTTGTAGCAATTTGGCAAATTTTGAAGTTCATTGTATTGCTCTTTCCAAGAGGATTTGTTTGGTGTCTTGCAAAATCAGTGGATAATTGGATTAAAAGTCTTGATGATGTAACAGCTTATGAAATGGCTGAAAATCAACATACAAATAGAAAAGATGTGCAAAAACTTCCACTTACCGCAAAAATATTTTTTGATGATATTGATGAAAGTTTCTTTAGTTATTTTTTAACTAAAAAATATGGAGAAGGAGCAAAATATGATAAAGAAAAAAGAGCTGAAATTTATGATAATTGGGCAAAATGGCGTAAAGAAGTAAATGAAGCACGTCAAAAACGTAGTGATGAATATTATGCAAGATTACAAGAAGAGGAAAAACTTGAAGCAATCCGTGAAGCAAAAAGAGAAGCAAGAAAAGCTAAATGGGATGCTCGCATGAAACCATTTTTTACTGCCAGCCAAAATTTCTTTGCCTCACTTCGTCAGGCATTTACATTCAAAGGTGATGTGAAAACTCTTATTAAAAGAACCAAACAAGTTGTAGGTGCACTTATTACGCTTATTTTACTTGTAGCAGCATTTTTCTTTGTTGAATATTTCGCATGGGCATTAATGATTGTAATTGATTCATGTATTAAATTATGGTATGTATTTGTAACTATTATTGGAGTGGTTGCATCAGCAGGTCTTTTATACGTTATTTGTATATTCATTGGTGGTTGGCTTCAAAAAATTGTCAATAAATATAAAGGTGGTAAAAAAGTATGGTATATTGAACCATTAATTTATTGTATATGGTATCCTGTAAAATATATTGCACTTGCATTATTTTATACCATTATTTATGTTATCGGTTATCCACTTAAATTCATTTTCTATAATTTTTTGTGGAAAATTGTACTTGTAAATCTTGGTAAATTAATCTGGAAATTATTGTGTGCAATTGGTCGTGGATTGGTTACAAGTACTGGAGTATTTGGAGAATATCTACATGCTGATTATACAGGTTTATGCCCGGGTTTGGAATGGCGTGGTTTTGATGAAGAAGAAAAGAAATAGTTTTATTGTCTAACCTAAAAATTTTAAAATTATGTTAATATTTGTATTATCGTTCATAGCAACAGTGATAGTTTCACTGTGCTTTTTCAAAAGTAAATTCTGGGAAAATCGATATCTTGTTTTATTAATTGGTGCAGGTGTGGCTCTCGTTGCCACACTCACCACCAATTTTATTGTACGTGGACATCTGCAAAAAAGAAGTGAAACCATTTGGACAAAACCAATATACACTTTTTATATGCCAGATTCAATTTATAATAAAAACATTTCATATAAAGATAGTCTTAAAAAATTATCATTCATAAAAGACTATAATTGGTATAAAAATCATAAAAATATTGAATTTTGGAAAAACAGAATTATTAAACAAACACCAGTTAGCTTTGTATTATATACTACTGACAAAAAAGGTACGTGTACGTATATTGGCATATTTAAAAGTAGTGCTAGTCAGGATTACTATGATTTTAATGATGTATATATCGCTTCAAGTGGTAATGATACTCTTAGATATGTTCAAAAAAAGAAACTTGTTTATACTGTGCCACCAAGTAACTGGATAACTGGTATTAGTTTTCCAAGAATAGAAACAGCTACAGTAATATATGTTCCGCCAAAGGAATTTGTTATGATACCAGATTCATTAATTAAAAAAATACCATTCTAATGAAAACAACATTATTACAAATCTTTATAAAGAAAGAAAAAAGTCATTGGCAACGTATTGGACAAATGTTTGGTAAGTTTAATAATTGGATATTTAAATTAACATTTGGAATATTTGTTGCAATACTATTGATTATTACTCATTATTACATGACATTTATGAGTATATTATGGGAAGTTGGACTATATGTTTTTGCCCGTGATATGTTTAAAGCAAATTTACAAAAACTAGCACTAAAAGTATAATATTATGACACTAAAAGAATTTATTGAATATGTAGGACAAGATTCTAACCATTTTATAGGTTTTCTTTTTGTACTTATAATTGTTATGAGTGGACTTACACAAATTGCAAAATATATTTTTAAAAGAAAATAGCATGTGGAAAATATTTCTTTTTATTGAACGTTGGATACTTTATCCACCATATTTCACAATTTGTTTTGTTGTGTATTATCTTTTTTATGTAATACTTATGTTCAAACTTCCAAAAATTAATTTTGTTGAAGAATATAATGGTGATAAAGATTTTAAAAGTATGTCAGCAGTGGCACACATATTATCTATTTATGTGACTGGATTAATAATTTTCTTTTATGTGTTTTTTAAAAAATTTTTTTAAATGAGTAAATATAAAGTAGAATCACCAAGGATACCTGTTCAGTTTATTAATGCAAAAACAGAAGCAGTTCTATTTGAAATAAAAGATAGAAATTGGATGAATATTGGAGAGTTACTAACAGCACATTATGCTGGCACACTGGTTGAAACTGAAATGAAAGGTAAGGTTGAACCAGATGAAGTATTGGTTATTGCAGTAGTTA